TGTAGCTGAGTTTGGGCCAAAGTAACCCTCTGTGCCATCGAGAAGATGTTCGGATCTGAGACGGGGAGGACGTCGATCCGGGCGTCAAAGTCCTCGACCTTAATCTCCTGCGGCGCACCCGTTACTTCGTAAGGGTACATCGGAGGTAGATTTTCAGCGAAGATACGCGCCAGCAAACGAAACTCTGTCTTCTGAGCGTAGTGCAACCGTTTATGAATCGCTGACATGACCTTCATGCCGCGCTCCAACATAGCAACCGTGGTTCCTACTGGGGTGTCTTTGCCCATGTCAGACACTGATTGATCGGCCAGAGAGATGAACCTACGCCCATCGTTAACCAAACCGCCAAGCATCTGCGCAAGCGTTGCTGACGGCTCTTTGTAGGGCAGAGGCACAATAGCGTCCCTGATGCTCCCTCCTGGCGCGTCAATGTCTCTCCACTCTCCTGGCTGTAACGGCTCGTCAGAGTTCCGCACACGCACTCCACGGGCCTTAAAGCCTGCGGGGAGGTTAGCTAGGGTCCCAGCGTCAATAAGCTGTCGTAGGAGGCTTGTGGCGGCTCTCCCAAGCCCACCAATCATGTGGATCATTCCGAAGCCGTAAAACCCTAGGCCCGGAGTAAACTTGTAATGCACAAAGTATGGCCGCTTACGGCGCAACATATCGTCCATTGCGTAGTTCCGGCGGATAGAAAGGATCTGCCCAGAGCTTTCGTCAATCGTAACAATGTACGGAAGACGGATGCCAGTAGGCTCGCCTGTCTCTTGGTCGATGTCCTCAAACCCGTCAATGTCCAGATCAGCGTGGATCTCAAGGATCGTTAGAACATCTTCGCTGTAGTTCTTAGACAAGCCCTCAAGCTCGTTTACCTTCTGACGAACGGGGTTCTCATCAAGATCATCAGATGTCTGTAAGTCAACGTCACGGTACATGCCCGAGACCTGCAACTTACGCACCTCGTTCTCGTCCATACGCAACACATGCGTAACCCGATTGGCCGTGGTCAGATCAGAAGCGGAATAAGGAACAACCAGATCCTGCGCAGGAATAAACTTGGCAACAGCCCGCTGCCTAGTGGAATCAAAGTAAACCTTCTTAAACGTAGAGCCACTCAACGGGAGATAATACAGAAGCTGGTCCATGTCTGGATCATACTCTTCCATAACTTCCGTAATCTGGTAGTTCATAAAGTCTTTTACGCGAGTAGCTTGCGCCTCCCGCTCTGGGGTCTTGGCCCCCAACACACCAGTCTTAACTGGGCCGCCCGAAGGCAGTAGCTCTTTGTACGCTTGAGCCTGAAACTGTGTGACACTCTCCGCAACCAACGGGTGAGTAAGTCCAGAAGCCCCCTCAAACGGAGTAGACCGCTCGTCCATCTTAATCCCAAGCAGGTCTAAGCCCTTGACATACGCTTCTTCCCACTCGGACCTTGATTCTAGGTCATCCTCGTACAAACCACGAAGTTCACTGGATAACGCGCCTAATACACCATCATCTAGGAAATCTGCTAGGTTCGCGTCAAACGGAATCAACTCTTCTTGAGCCATCATTTCTTCTTGGAAGTTCATCGGCTGGACAGTCGCGCCGCCCATGCCATCTTCTATAACTTCCGCGCCGCCTGGGAACTCCATCGGTGCGTCAATTGAAACTTCTACGTCGGGAAGACCCGCTGTGTCATCCAGGTCAAGCCCCGGAACAACCATGTTAGGTGGTAATGCCATTAGTAATACTCCCGTTTACGGGGCCTCCATTCGTCTTCGTGGTCGTCCTCTCCAGCCAGAGAGATGAAACCACCCCTACGAAAACGCATAAGTGCCAACGTCATACTATCACAATAGTCATCATTGTCACCATTGGGAAACGAAACTACTTCCTCAATCACGTCATCAGCGAACTTCTTGTCTTCCGGTGCCCATACCATACCCGCTTCAAACAACGGTGCAACCATGTGCATTCTCGTCACCTTATCACTTCCTTTGCCCGGTGAGAAGCCCAATGCTGGAATACCTCGAAGCCGCAACTCGTCAATGAGAGGTGTACCCGTCGCTTTCGCCTCAACCAACACCATGTCAGGCTCCCAATACTCGTACTCCTCAAAGGCAACCTCCTTTAATTCAGGGAAATTCCACCGCCCGCGCTGCGCATCCATCAAAATAACGTGGTCCGGCCCCCCTTCTTCAGGCTGAAACACCCCCCAAGTCGTAATCGCAGAGTAGTCAGCCGTCTGTTTCTTGGAAAACGCCGTGTCATACGCCTGTAGTATGTACTTTAACGGCGGAATCTTGGGCTTGTCCCACTGTTGCCACCATTCGCGCTTGATTATCGCTGATTCGGAGGACGTGGGCTGTTGTTGCCACTGCGCGTTCCACTTACTGGCCGGCAAGGACGCCTTGATAGACAATAATGCGTCTTTATCCCAGAACTCCGGCCAAAGTGGCTTGTCACTGGGCAAAATTGCAGGGAATTCCACAACATCCCACTTGTCAGACATGACATCACTGCCCTGCTGGGCCAATAATCGCCCTGTCAAGTCTTTTTTACCCCACCTTGTCATAACAATGATGATAGAACCGCCAGGTTGTAGGCGCTGGCGGGGGCCAGAGGTGTACCACTCGTATGCGTGGTCGAATGCAGTCTCGCTTAACGCATCTTGTTCCGAATGAGGGTCGTCAATGACAAGTAAGTCCGCCCCGCGGCCAGTAATTGCAGCGCCAACGCCCGCAGCAAAGTACTCCGCGCCCTTGTCAGTGCCCCATTTACCCGCGCCCTTGTTGTCTTCTTTAAGATTCGTGCCTGGAAAGATCGTTTTGTACTCCGGGTCATCAATTAAGTCCCTTACCTTGCGTCCAAACCGTACCGCCAACTCAGTGTTGTGCGTAGCTTGTATGATTTTTAACTTTGGGTTCCTGCCTAGAAACCAAGCAGGCATCAAGTAACTTGCAAACTCAGACTTAGAATGCCGAGGGGGCATGTTAATGATCAAACGCTTGAGCTCTCCTCGTGCAACACGTTCAAGTTTTTCAGCAATCACACGGTGATGCTGCCCCTCAATGAAGTTATCGTACACATGATGCACAAACGGCATGAAATTGTCGTGAGCCTTCTCCCGCAAGTCTATGTTCTTGCGAGCCTCAGTTAAGGCCAGTATCTCTTTTAAGGCTTCCTCTGGTAGAGCTTGTAAATTCACTACCTTAGAAGATCCATGATCCCACCAACAGGGCCGCCGTTAGCATACCCAAGAGGGGCGCCTTGGTTGACGTTGGAGCCTTGGATGAAGTTGCCGCCAGTCCCCGAAGCGTAGGGCTGTAAGTTAGGCTGTCCAATGACCGCGGGCCGGGAAAAGTCTGTGAGTGGAACACTGGGGTCCGGCATAATGTAGCTCGGTAATCCTTGGTAGCCGCTGTTTGTAGCATCCATAGGTACACAGGCGTTGGTCTTAGGATCCATTATAAAACCCTCGGGGCAAGGATCGGAAGCCGGCTTTCCAGGAGTGCCGCCGCCGCCGCCAGTATACGCAAAAGGATCAATGCCCGATACTGTTGCAGCCGGATTGTCGTTGCCGTTGTCAACAGGGTCGGGGAAACCAGCCTCACGAGTGGCTTCTGTTTTCTGAATATACGCATCGGCCTCTTCTTGGCTGTAGCCCGCTAGTATCAATTTCGCACGTTGTTCCTCTGGGTTTCCGAAACCCGCGGCAAACGCCATGTCCAAGTCCGTCTTAAACCCCGAGCCTATGCCTTGGTTAAATCTTCCAGGGGAGGCGTCATTGGCGTTGGAGTTAGCCATGCCAACCTTAAACCCAAATGAGTTTTTCAAGGTGGGGTCAACAAGTTTGTTGGGTTTGTTGGGGTCGTAGTTTTCGTGGCCTATTTCATATACAAGCTCACCAAACTCATTATACCGCATGAAGTCCGAGCCTTCTTTGTCCGGGCCGCTGCCTTGGGTAAAGAAGTTCGCAAGTGACTCTAGGCCCGTTCGCTTCTTCGCCTCTCTAAGTATTTTTGCGGCTGCAATCTTATCCGCGGTCGAGTTTGCGCTGCCACCAGCAGAGGTTGCAACAACTGCTGTGGGTTTATTAATATTTACAGTTGGTGCTGCGGTATTAACCCGCCCAGTTGTGCTCGCTGATCCCGCGACTGCACCCGCATTTACTAAAGACCCATCGTTGTTTTTTGTGTACGCACCACTTGCTAACTTAGCTTTGATCTGAGCCTTTGCGTCACGATCAGCTCTTGCGGCGGCTTCCTGTTCACGGCTACGTTGTTTGTCAGCCTCATCTCGTTGGCCGCCTCCTGTTGTTTTCTGTGGCTTGCTAACCTGAAAGTTTTTGTTGCCAGCGGTACTCGTCATACCCTGACCGTAGTAGTACGAAGGAACGTCCCCAGGACCGGGGACCGTGGGCGCATCCTGCCGGTACTGCTGTAACAAGTCCTCCTCAAAAGGATTGATGTACGCTAAGTTGTGACGCTGGCCGCCAATCGTAGTCTCACGCGGAACAGTGCCGCCCATGTTGTACTTATACATTGTTCGTTCCCTTCCGTGGGTTTAACCCCGTGTAACACATTCTAAATCACTAAGCTAGATCAAGCGTAATACCCGCGTGACGCCCCAGCAAACGGACTGTTGTGCTGTGACCCGTAAAGACTCTGCTGGT